ATCCAGTCAATGAACCGTTGGTTGAGTTGGGTGGATTCCCACATCGTAAAACAGGCTCGCCACTGGTTCTTGTAGAACGTGTCAATTTGGTATGGCTGCATCATGTTCACCATGACGCTCGCATGTTCGTGCAACGTCACATCTTTGGGCACATGGTCCATGAACCCTTTGAACATCGCCCCATAGCCGTACCTGGGATGCGGATAACCGAGCCAGGACTGGTAGTTCAATCAGCAATCTTCTCTAGTTTGGCTGACCCGTCAATCTTCATCGGTTGCCCGCCAGTGCGCCTGATTCGCTTGTAGGCATCAAGGTCTTTGTCCAACTGTTTCTCTTTCGCGTTCAACTGCTGGACGTTGTGGCGTGTTGGCATCGCAGACCCAGACATGCGCACATGCGAAATACGGCAAGCGAAACAGCCTTCAACGTCGAGTGTCGGATGAGTCTCTGCGTGTTTCATGGTCCCCTACGAAATGTATGCGCCGTAACCTGCCGCGGTAAGACTAGCAACTTCATCAGCCGACACTTGATTATCCGTCCCACCCCAATACACCTTGGAGATGGTGGTGATGTCGTTCGGTTCGTTCTCCGTGTAGGTGCCGTTGGTAAGTAGGAACACATTCCTACCGCGAGGTTCGGCATCGAAATGTTTGAACAGCGAATATGCCATCCGCGCCTCTTGGGAATCAAACTCCTTGGGCGGAATACCCAGAACCATGAAGTCATCGGTTGGTGGTCTAAAGATGCTCATGAGACGTAATCACCATAGCCTGCTGCAACCAGGTCAGCCTTCTCTTCGGCGGTCACAAAGTTTTGGGAGCCGCCGTAATAAATCTTGGCAATCAGGTCATAGTCCCGCTGCTCGACAGTCGTGTAAGAACCGTCGGTCAGTTTGTAGACGTTGCTGCCTGCGTAGGTGGGAAGGGCATAGCGGAACAGGCGACCCGCAATCGACATGTCGTCACGGTCCGCTGCCGCAATCTCAGTGGTTGCAGGTGGGCGAAACAGCAACAGTTTGACTGTGGTAGTGGACTCGTTGCTGGTGCCCGAAGCCGAGGCGGTGCGCTGAGCGACACGAGCCGACACAATCTCCCTGCCACCAGTACCCGATGCTGTAGCGGTACGGAAACGGGTAATGAGACGTAGCACAATCGCCGCACCCGTTCCCGTGCCTGTAGCGGTGCGGGGTGCGATATGTAGTTGGCTGACGCTCGATGCTCCTGTCCCCGAGGCGGTGCCCATGCGTGCACGGGTAACCGCACCTGCAGCCGTCTGGGTGCCTGTGCCTGCGGCTGTGGCGGTGCGTGGCACGATGCGTAGCCCTGTGGCGGTCTGCGTGCCCGTGCCTGCGCCAGTTGCGGTAAAGGCGCGAGTGACGACACCAACCGCAGTCGAAGCCCCCGTGCCTGAACCTGTGGCTGTACGTGGTGCGATATGCAACCCGACAGCACCACTACCCGTGGTCCCTTGACCACTGGCAGTGGCGGAGCGTGGGACGACACGCTCACCCTCAGCGGTCTGCGTACCTGTGCCAGCGGCAAGTGCCGTGCGCTTAGCAACCAGCACAGTAGTGGTCGATGATGCACCTGACCCTGAACCTGTGGCAGTACGCAACGATAGAACTAGACGTTGCGCAGTTGACGACCCTGTACCTGCTGCTGAAGCAGTACGGTCAACAACGACTAGGCCGCGATAGAAGCCCTGCGTCGCAGAGAAAGGCGAAGCAAAATAGACGACCTTGCGGTACGTGTAATTCGGTACTTCTTCAAACTCCCGAAAGCCAGGAGTGTCGGTGAACCCGAACGTGAAGTCGGTGACGCCAGTAGCCATGCGGCTACCTCACCTCAATCGAGGGTCAGCGTCAGCGAAGTGATTTGGAAAGTGTCGCCAGCGGTGACCGAAGCAGACGAAGACAGGGCACCAGTCCACAGACAGTTGCCCGCAGTCGAGTTGTCCCACAGCGAGAAATGCGAATAGGTTTCCGTGGTGGAAACGTTCGTCCATTCAACTGTCGCAGATGACGCCATCGAACCGCTTGATGCGGCAGAGAACGTGACTTCTTCACGGGTTGTCTCTGTGGCTGCGTTGCTCGTCCCAGCCTCGCCAGGGTCACCAGTGTGCAACTTCACGTAGACGTTGCTCACCGAAAACGATTGAGCGCGAAGGGTATCGAGCAGTTTGTTTTCTGCGTAGTTAGAAATCGACATCAGTTACCTCGCCTGAGATGATAGCAGAAAACAGAAGTGGGGGAGCGGGGCAGGGGAGGAAACCCCGCCCCCCACCGATTCTGTTGAACTAATTACTTAGTTCAGTTACGCGCCGAGCGACGAAGCCGACTCGATGCGACGCAGCGAAGCCTCACGGAATCGTGCGTAGCCGCCGAGCCAGTACCAGCCGACAGGCTGGAAACGCTGGAGCACGTCGACCACTGGACCGCGGACGACACGCGGGAACGCGCCGTTGCCATCCACAATCGAGTGTGCCTTGGCGAGGGCCTGACGACCGCAGATGTGGGTGCAGTACGCATCCACCGTGCCAGTCGAGCCAGAGCCGTTCGAGGCGTTCTCGAAAATCTTCGCACGCGGCGTCTCAATGAAACGCACACCTTCGAAGGCTCCGACTTCGCCGTTGTAGATACCAGCAGGGTCGCTGTACACGTGCGGGTCACGCCACGAAGCCACACCAGTCTCCTTGCGGAGGTCGTATGACACGTCGGGGTGAATGTAACCCATGTACATGCCGTTGAACGAAACGGCGTTGGCCTTGCGGAGAGCGGCGACAACCTTGCGGACGTCGTTCGCCTCGATGATGTCTGCTGCCGCGATACCAGTGCGGGCCGTCGGGGTGGTGGTTCCGCCGCCACCGTAGACGACGTTCGTGCCAGCCGAGAGGACCTCACGGATGACGCCGTCGATGCTGATACCAGCGTTGTAACCGACCAGGTTGGCGGCTGCCGCATCCACGTCAAGGAACGAAGTTCCACGCAACTTGGCGGTGGTGTTGACAGCGTTGCCGTACTCTTCCAGCGTCACTTCAACCTGGGAGTCGCCCATCACCACTGGGGTGACGTCGGTGTCCTCGGTGAGGGTGCTGGTCTTTTCGCTCAAGTCGTTGAAGATGGTGAACTTCACGCTTGAACCTGGCATTGCTTGGGCGACTGGCATCACGTCTGCAACCGCGTCGAACAGAAGTTCGGAGCGGAGTGCGAAGTACGCAATCCTGTCAAATGCAACCTGGTCTGTGAGCAGGCTGCTCTGTTGTGTCTTGGACATTACCTGTTATTGCTTTCCCCCGACAGGCACGGGGGCCTGCGGGCTAGATGTTTTCTACTTCTTGCCTTGCTTGAGCCAGTATCTGCATCACTTCATCCTGGTTACGAGCCTGGTTGATTTTGGTTGACCAATCGACAACAGGTTCGCTGGTCTCACCTGCACGCTGGGCCTTAGTAATACGGTTCCAGGCATCGGCCTCGGATTTCGCTTGCGCGTTCTCCGCAGCCTTCGCGATGAGATTCGCTTCCTCCGCTGCTTGGCGGATGGCTTCTGGGGTGACTTCGCCGTCGTAGCCCTTCACGAAATACTTCGAGACAGGATTATCCATTGGGACTCCTGCCTTCAAGAAAGCCATTTCGCGTTTGACTGATTCGGCTTCCGCTAACTGTTTCTTCAGTTCAGCGGCTTCCTTTTCCAGTAGACGCATCCGTGCACGCACGGGGTCTTTCGGTGCCTCGTCAACAGAATCGTCTTCGAAATCGTGGACGTTTGACATTGGCTCACTCCTTTACCCACACCAGGTTGGAGGTTCCTGGTGGCTGTTGTCTTATGTGACATCACTCAGAGTAGCACACCGACCACTCTTGTCAAGTACCCTACTGGGCGGTACCGACACCTGTTTCGACGACACCTGATGTTGCGCCTGAGGTGCGGGCGAATCCGCCGCCACCCATGAACTCGGCGACACGTGTACGTTGACGCTGCTCCAACGCCTGCTGAGCCTGCACATCGAAGCCGAGGGCGGCACCGACTTTCTGTTCTTCGGTGAGGGCTGCTTCTCCGCCCATCTCTTGATAGAGGCCAGCCAGTTGTCCTGCACGCTGGAACGCTGCCTGTGCCTGTTCTGCGCTGTAGCCGCGACGAACCAGGTCCTCAGCGGTGGCGGCACCGAACACTAGCCCTGCTTGTTCTCTGCCGCGGGCACCGATTCGGGCTGCCTCAACTTGGCGTTGGAGGACGGTGTTGGCTCGGACTGGGTCAATGAAGTAGGCGGCGAGGGCTGATTCGTCGTTGCCGACCTCTGGGTAGAACTGGCGGAGGGTGTTGAGGACTTGCGGGTCGGCGTCACGAACCTTGGCGAATCCGTCGTTGATACGTGACTGGAACTCTGAGGGGGAGACGTCACCTTCGATGAGTTTTTCGAAGTCGTCGGGTGAGTCGTAAAAGTTGGTTGGGAGGCGGTTGGCGACGAGTACTGAGCGGTATTCCTGTTCGAGGCCGATGTAGGTGGCGGGGTCTAGTTCGGGTAGGCCCCTGTTGGCGCGGGCGGTGTTGGCTTTGAAGCGGGTGCGGAACTGTTCGGTGTCGCGAAGGTTGAACAGGATGGCGTCGGAGTCTTCGATGCCTTGTGCGAGAAGGGCACGGATTTGGGCTTCTAGGCCTTGCAGGCCTGCGCGCTGGAGGAAGGTGTTGATGACGCCGAAAGCGTTTTCGCGGCGTTGCAAGGCTTGTTGGCGGGCGAAGGTGAGTGATGCGTCTTCTTCG